TTTGTAAATTAACTAAATACATTTGACTTGCATTGTGGTCTCCACCGGATACAGTTTTAAATGTATCAAGCTTATCAACAATAGTTCTAAGAACATCTGTTTTAAACACAAGGGTGCAGTACTCGTTGTCTCCAATACAAAGATTGTGAAACCAATAGTCTGACTCGGTAGCTTTAATACCAGAAGGTTTACCATAGCTTTGATATTCAATAGCTATGTTCCCTGTCTTCATCCACATACCACGTTCTGATTTAACTTCTATCTTTTTATCTTGTAACATTGCTGCTACTTTATCTTCTCTAACTGTACCATACTGCAAGTCTAGGTCAAACTTTTTTCTGTTTTCTTTAGTGGGTTTCATGTAATAACTCCTTATAAAAATTACCTACTTTTAAAATTTGAGTAGGGGTTGCACTAGATTTAATTGAATTTGCTAACAGAGATATAATTATAATATTTTCTTTTACATAACCTTTTGCCGGAACAATTCTGTCTAATGATGGCGAGGTTTGCCAGTTGTTCTTTATGCCTTTCTTATTAATCTCAAATTTAAAACCAAAGATAGGACAGTGTGTTGTAATTATTTCTCTTAAATCTTTTGCTTTTAAATTAAAAGGTAAGTTAAACTTCCTTGCTCTTGCTCTTGCTCCATGTATTAAATCAGTTAAGTGTTGAGGAGAACCTACTGTTTTTGACTTTCTCCAATTACTTTTGTATGAAGTAGTATGTGTAATAAAACAACTATTACATTTATAAATTTTGTTTTTATAATTTGAGACATAACAATTTCCTATGTCTACACCAACTTCTTTGATAGTTAAATCAGTAAAACAAATAGTGCATCGTTTAATTGTGTTACCTTTATTAATGAGTCTCACTCCAATTACCTCCTACTTTGTATTCACCATCCATAGGACAACGAAGGTTTAGATGTTCTCCTGCTTTAATTAAACTATTAACAGCAAGTTCTCCTGCAAATTCTGCTTGTGATTCTTTTACTTCTATCTGCCACTCATCATGGATGTTAGCAACAAACTTATAATTAATTGTGTTTAGTTTTAGTAGCTCATCTAAAAGAACCAAACCTTGTTTCATGAGGATAGCACCACCACCTTGAAGCAGTGTGTTAAGTGCTGCATGTTTATGTCTAAGAAATATCTTACGCCCGTCTAATCCTTTGAGGAACCCTTTTGTTGCTGCTCTTTCAACGCGACTTTTAAGAGCTTTAAATGGTGGGTTACCACTGAGAAAACGTTCTCGCAATCTTCTACCTTCCTCTCTATTTCCACCAACCACGCTTCCAATTTTTTCATCCCCTGCTCCGTAGATGAGGGCATAGATAAAAGTTTTTGCCTGGTCTCTTGATTTAAGTCCAGCAAGGTTTTGGTTAACTGTGTGAATGTCTCCGTTAATAATTTCATTTATGTACTCCTCGTCAGCCATGTAGTGTGCTAACATTCTTAATTCTAGTTGACTTGCATCTACACCCACAAGTTTATAACCCTCTGGTACTATCCAACAAGACCTACATTCTTTACCAAAGGGACTATAGACTGCAGGAACTTGAGCCATGTTAGGACTTCTATGTGCCATCCGGCCTGTAATAGCACCAGTAGATAAGACAGAGCCATGTACTCGATTGTCTTTAGCAGCAGCATCTATCCACGACTCAACTTGAGCTGCTCTTTTTTGTAAGAGTAAAAACTCTGCTATGAGTTGAGCTTGTGGGATGTGTTGGATTTGTTTAAGAGTTCCTTCATCAACTATGGCTTGTCCTGTTGTAGTAAACCTATTAGGTTTCCAACCAAAGTCTTTTAAGTATGCACCTATCTGTTGACGAGAGCCTAAGTTAAATTCTTTTAATTCTTTACGCATGAAAGGAGACATGTTGCCTGTCTTTGTTATCTCTTCATATTCATATGAGCTTAGACCAGACTTAGATAACGCCCCGTCTTTTTTAAACTTAGGTACAACTTGTTTAACATCAACCCATTTAGGTTTAAATGTTTCATGTACTTCTTTTTCAACCTCGGCTTTTCTTTTATTCAATGAACTTAAAAGAAACATAGCTGCTTGTTCATCAAAAAGAAACCCGTTGTCTGTTTGTTGTTGTAAAATTTGTGAGGTCTTATGTTCTAACTCAATAGAGTCTTTAGAGAAACCAGGACTTTCTTTTCTTAAATGTTCTAAGACTTTTTTGTTTACTCGTACATCTTGAATGCAGTAAGTCAACATCTCTTGACTAAAGGAATCAAACTTAGGTTGTTCTCCTTTAGCACATTTTAAAAACCAACCCCATTTTTCTAAGCTGTGTCCTCCCTCTCTCGTGGGGTGAAAGAGTCTTGACAGGGTCAAGGTATCAATGACTTCTGCACACGCAGATAAATCCACCCCCGAAAGTTTTTTGATAACAGGTATGTCAAAGCCTATGATGTTATGTCCTATAAGTTTATCTGCCCTAGACAGAAACTCGATGCCTTTGTCTATCTCTCCGGGGTCAAAGGAATAAACATTATCGTCTTGGTCAATCGCAACGATGCACCAAATTTCTGTCGCAGCAGGTATCTTAACCTCTACATTTTTTTTAAGCTCTGTATCATAAACCTTTTGTTTAGAATCAAACAGCAGTCCGTTTGTTTCTATATCAAATACTAATTCCATATGTTTGTCCTAGAAAGGTAATAAACTTTCTGTGTCTTCATGTATTAACTCGCTGTCAGTATACTCTGATAGTCTACCAGACTCTGAATCATACACTAAAGAAGTAGCTAACCCAACGTCTCCTGTGTATCTAGATTTAAGTACACGAAGTTTAGTAGTCCTGGATTCTAATTCATCATCTGATTGTTGATTACGTTCTAAAGCAATAACACAATCGGATAACTGACCAATACTATTAGACCCTCGAAGATGAGAAAGACTAACTTCTACCCCATTCTCATGTCCCTTGTTACCATCAACACGTCTTAAATGAGACACGAGTATAAGCCCGGCCCCTGTTTCTTCTACTAAGCTTCGAAGTCTAGTCATGATATTGTCAATAGCTCTACGCTCATCGCCTTCTGCTAACTGACTTACTAACATATGTAGATGGTCGACCACTACCCACTTACAATCACAACCAACAATGAGGTATCTAAGCTTTGCAAAGATATCATCAATCTCGTTAGTCCCAAAGTGAGCATGGATAAATACTTTATCTTCATCAAACATTGTCTTGTACATATGAATCAAAGTATCTTCACTGAACTTGTCTCGCTCTTGGTCAACGTATAACCTAGCGTTAGCTTCAATAGATAGTATCCCATCTACAGTTCTACGCCAATCTTCTTCAAGAGCAATGATGCCTACGTTATCATCGGTGTTTTTTACTAACCAATGTTCTAACTCTCTGGTAACACTAGACTTACCTAGTCCTGTCCCACCTGTAAGAGTAACGAGTTCTCCTTGTCGCATACCATAAAGCTTATCGTTCAATCCTTTCCAAGGATACGGAATGCTTTCTTTTCTTTTTCTGTTTAAGAAGTCTTCTTGTTTCTCTGATACCCGTATGATTCCACTAGGAGTATAGACCTTGGCATCCCACCATGAAGATGTGAATTCTTTATAGCTGCCTTTGATAAGCATGTCGTTAGCATCTTTGTACCCGTTGGGTAGAGTAACAACCTTTGCTTTACCAGGTTTTAGAATCATAGCAACTTTCATTGCAGCTTCCTGTCCTGCTTTGTCTTTATCAAAACACAAGACAACATTGTCAAAGCTTTCTACATACTCAAGGTTTTCCTTGATGTCTTTGACTGCTGAAGCTGCCCCTCTAATAATAGAAACAACTGCCCACTTACTACCAGAAGTTCATAGGCTGCCATAGCATCACACTCACCTTCTACAATGGTGAGATACTTACCTCCTTCTTTGAATAGCTGTTGTCCAAACAGACCGACACCATTAGGTGAGACATCAAAAGAAAACTTCTTGTCTCTAATGTATCTAATCTTGTTTGCTGTGAGCTCGTTGTTAATGTAAAGGGGATAGATGTGTTGAGCTAATTGTCCTGCTGAATCATAGACAACCTTCACCCCGTATTTTTCTGCTGTTTCTTTGGCGATATTTCTATCGGAGAGCTTTGCATAAACTCCACCATGTGCGTTTAATTCTCTTATTGTTTCTTGCATATTTGTTTCTACCTGTTTTGTTTGATATGTTGTTTGTTTATCAAGGCTAGGAAAGAACTCATCGCAACTAAAACATTTACCAGAACCATCCTCGTTCTGAGAGAGTGCATCACTGCTCTTACACGAAGGGCAAGGTAAGTGATACTTTACAAATTTTAAATTGTTTTCCATGTTTGACCCGAAAAAAAGCTAGGCACAGAATTTAATCTGTGTCCTAGCGTGGTTATAATTAAGACTCGTCAGTAGATTCTACTGCATCAATCTCTTCTGGTTGTGGTTCTTCATCAACCTTTGCTACTGGACACTCAACTAAAAGAGTTTCAAGATTAGATTGATGTGCTTGTGAAGCATAGTTTAATGCTTCAATTAGTACATTGATTGTACCTATTTTACTGATAGTAACACTTGAATTGTTTTTGACTTGAGTATCTTCAATTTTAGATACATCATAAACTAAGTTACCTTCATCATTATTAATAGTAATAATCATTAGAATTCCTCCCCACCTTCGATAGCTTCAAACTCTGCACCATCTCCGGATTTGTATTGAACCAAATCAAGAACTTGCATAGCTTGAAAGTCCAGGCCCTTGAAGTCTCCGTATTTATTAGATACTTCCCACTCGTTATATTGAATCTTAACTCGTGAGCCATTACCAACCTGTTCATTCATTGGAACTTTGGTACTGTCAAGTAGTAAAGGTGCTTTGCGAACCATTCCATTTGGTCCATTTACTTTACGCTTGATGTTAATAGAACGACCAACGACTTCATCCTGGACTGTTAAAGTTTTAACTTTAAAGCCACGACTTTCAAAATCGTTTGCCACCTCATCACTTATTACTAAGTCGACTGTATAGACAGGTTCGAACTTAGTGTTCGGTGTTGTTACATTCGCC